AGATCATGCAGATATATCTACAGGCACAATTACAATAGAGCCACCATTGAAATCAGCAATATCTTCTCAGAATATTACATATGATAGTGTTCCTATAACAGTCAGATTAGTTTCTGATTTACAAGAGTTTAAAACCAATTCTATTACTAATACAGGAGAACTATTATTTACATATGAGATTGATGTTTCAGAGGCTTTTTAATGGCAAGAGGTTTAACTACAGCAGTTAAAAATGAATACGCAACAAGAAATATTAATGCAGTTCATTTAGTAGAAATTGATCTAGGATCAACTATAGTTTATTTTACAGAAAATTCTTTTAATTTAGTCTCTGATATTTCTGGCACATCTCAAACTTATCTTTCTTCAGGTGTTTTATTAGATGTAACCAATGTTCAAGAAAGTGCAGGTATCAATTTATCACGATTAAATTTGACATTAACTGGTGTAGATCAGACTTATATTTCTTTAGCCTTAAATAATAATATTACTCATAATAATGTAAATATTTATCGTGCTTTATTAGATGCGAGTAATACAATTATTGCTAATCCTTTTTTATTATATAAAGCATTTATCAATGGATATGAAATTATTGATAATAATAATACAGCTACAATTAAATTAGATATTGAGAGCCATTTTGCGAATGCTAGTCAAATTAATGGAAGAATAACCAATAATAAAACACAACAAAGATTTTTTATAAATGACACTTTCTTTAAATACAGTGACCAAATTTTTAATGATATACAATGGGGTAAACAAACTTCATGAGATATTTTAAAGCTACTGATAAAGACTTGGATGAATTGTTTGAGTTTGGGAAGAAATTTTGGAGAGAGTTTCGACATATTGATATCCCTACGATTGATGAAGACAAATTATTTAAGACTTTAGATTTATTTTGTGAAAAGGGAGTAATCCTCTGTGCTAAAGATGATAATAAAGATTTAATAACAGCATCCTTAGGATTAGTTAGACAACATTATTGGTGGTCAAATGAAATTGTTTTTAATGTTTATTGGCTTTATGTTTTACCAGAGTATCGTAATTTTAAAATGGTTAAGACTTTGATAGATATGGTTAAAAGGATTGCTAAAGATAATCCTATTTATTTTCAAATATCATCAGAAAAAGAATATGATGAACTGTTTGAAAAGTTTGGTTTTAAAGAAGTAGGAAAAAATTGGAGATTTAACTAATGGGTGGCGTTATTGATGTTATTGAAGATGTTATTGAAGATGTCGTTGATGTCGTTGAAGATGTCATTGATTTCACAGTTGATGTTGTTGAGGAAGTCGTTAGTTGGATTATTCCAAATCCTGATATTCCTGACTTTGATGGCTATAATGACTCTACTCAAATTAACAATGGAATTTTAGTTAATAAACCGAGTTCCAGTCGTGGTATTCCTGTTATTTATGGAATGCGAAGAGTGGGGGGAACAATTACAGCACTCTCTTCTTCAGGATCAAACAATGAATTTTTAGATTTGGCTTTGGTTCTTGGAGAAGGACAACTTTCATCCTTAAAAAAAATATTCTTAGATGATGTTGAAATTTTAGATTTTAACACTAGTACCAGTCCTGCAATTTCCCCTAGTTCTTTTAGTACGCATCAAATTTATTATGGAAAATTTGCTGATTACGAAGATCCATCTGATGGAACAATTACCAACACATGGCATATTGCTGTAGAATTTTTTGATGGTCGTGATGACCAAACAGCATCAGATTTATTATTACTAAATTCTGATTTTGACTCTACTATGAGAGGAAGAGGCGTTGGATATTTGGCTATTCGTTTAAGATATAATGCTGATGTCTATACATCTTTGCCAACTGTAAATTGTTTAGTTCAAGGAAGAAAAGTTAGATCTGTCGATAGTAGTGGAAATATAAGTAGCACATTTTCTTATTCTGCCAATCCTGCTTTTTGTTTATTAGATTATTTGACTAACTCTCGTTTTGGTAAAGGCGTACCAGATGATGATATTGATGGATCAACTTTTTATACTGCTTCTCAAGTAGCTGATACTTCCGTCACTCCTTTATCTAGTGGAGAAGTGACTGATCCCTCTGACGGATCATCTCAAACTTCTATTAATTTAATGAGCCTGTGTATTTTTTTAGATACCAGAAATAAAATTTTAGATAACATGCGAGGTATCTTAACATCATGCCGAGGATTTTTAACTTTTAGTGCAGGTAAATATAAATTAACAATAGAAAACACTGGTACAGCTTCTATTACTTTAGATGAAAGTGATATTATTGGTGGCATTCAAATTAAATCGGAAGATAAATCAATCAAATATAATCGAGTAATAATTGATTTTCCTGATATTGACAGGGCTTTTAGAACAAGCACAGCATCTTTTCCCCCTAATGATGACAGCTCTCTACCGACAGCAGATCAACATTCGACTTTATTAAATGCTGATGGAAATGAATTACTAGAAGGTCGTTTTTCTTATAATGGCATTACCTCTTTTTATCAAGCTGAAGAACACGCAGAAATTATTCTTAGAAGATCAAGAAATAGTTTGCGAGTATCTTTAAAAGCTACAGGGAACGCAATGGATTTGACTGTGGGAGATATTGTTAATGTTACTCATGCCACTCCCTCTTTTTCTGCAAAACCTTTTAGAGTATCAGGTGTTGTTTTAAATAAAGATAACACTGTCAATTTAAATCTGGTTGAGCATCAAAATGATTTCTATACCTACGGAACTAAACAAATCCCAGAAGTCATTGGAGACTCTACTCTTCCTAATCCCCTAAGTATTGAAAACCCTAGTCTTACTGCGACTGATGAATTAATTTCTCTTTTTGATGGATCAGTAGTTTCTAAATTATCTGTAAATGTTTCCTCTAATGATAAATTTGTGAGTGAATACGAAGTGCAAATCAAAGTATCAACGGACTCAAACTTTTTTACGATTGGTCGAAGTACCAACAATATCTTTGAATTTTATCCAGTTATTGAGGGTAAGATCTATGATATTAGAGCTAGAGCAATAAATAGTTTAGGAATTAAATCATCTTTTAATACGATCCAACATGAAATTAACTCAGCTTTCTTACCACCAGATGATGTCACAAATTATTCTGTAGATGTGGTTGGTGATAAAGTACATCATAATTGGTCTCCTGTAACGAATTTAGATTTGCGTTTTTATGAAATAAGAATGTCCACTGATACCACCAAAACAAACTATGCTGATACTGTGGTATTAGTAGAGAGAATTGGCAGACCTTCCACTTCAGTGGTTACTCCTTATCAGGCAGGAGTTAAATATTTTATTAAAGCAGTTGATAAATTTGGTATTCGTTCCACTAATTATGCAAGTGCGATAGTCATTGAACAAGTGTTTGCAGAAAAGCAATCACCTATACAAACCATTACGGAAGAACCTACTTTTGCAGGAACTAAATCTAATATTGTTGTTGTGGATAGTAAGCTAAGATTAGATACAGGTTTATTTGATAGCATTAGTGGAAACTTTGATGATGGTAATGGTTTTTTTGATGGTGGTTCAGCTACAATCGTATCTAGTGGAACATATGATTTTAATACTGCCATAGATTTAGGTGCTAAATTTAAATCTAATGTTCATCTTAATGATTTTATTGTTCAAAATACAAACTTCGTTAATAACTTTGATAGTAAACAAGGACTGTTTGATAGTTCTGAAGGATTATTTGATGGGGGTGAAAACGCATCTGTTGATACGAATGTGGAATTACAAGTAGCTACTTCTAATGACAATGTGACTTTTGGCAGTTTTCAATCATTTAAATCTGGTGATTTTAATACGAGAGCATTAAAATTTAGAGCAGTTTTAACTTCTAACAACGCTGAAGAAACACCAGAAATATCTAATATGTCTTTGATTTTATCTTTACAAAAACGAAGCGAAGAAGGTTCTAATATTAGCAGTGGAACAGACACAGCAGGGAAAACAATTACTTACAGTAATCCGTTCTATCAAATCCCAACATTAACAGTGATAGCACAGGATTTACAGACAGGTGATTTTTTCAATATTAATTCTAAAACAACAACAAATTTCAATATTGAATTTTTTAACAGTGGTGGTAGCACAGTAAATCGAATATTTGACTATCAGTTAATCGGTATTGGACAACGACAATAAAATGAGGTATTAAAAATAAATGGCACAACACGATTATATCATCTCCAACCAAACATTCCCTAATACTAGGGCAGATTTAAACAATGCTCTACAAGCAATCGCAACAAATAACTCAGGATCATCAGCACCTACTACGTTATATGCAGGTCAATTCTGGCTTGATACAAACACTCCATCATCAACAACTTGGAGTTTATATATCCATGATGGATCAGATAATATTTTATTTGCAGAAATAGATACTTCAGCAAATACTGTTAATTTTACTGATAGTGCCTTAGATGTCGTAACAGACACCACCCCTCAACTTGGTGGCAATTTAGATACTAACGGAAATAATATTAACTTTGGTAATAATGATAAAGCAAACTTTGGTGCTTCTAATGAACTTCAAATATATAAAGCTACTGGTGGAAATTCTTATATTCAAGAAACAGGAACAAGCAATCTTAGAATATGTGGAACTGAAGTATTTTTAAGAGATGGTGCTGATACTGAGAATTTAGCAATCTTTAGAACAAATGGTGCAAACGAATTATACTATGATAATTCCAAAAAATTAGAAACTACCTCTGGTGGTGTTGATGTTACAGGAACAGTAACTACTGACGGATTAAATGTAAGTGGAACATCTACTTTAACAGGAGATGTTAGTGTTTCTGGTGAACTAAATATGACTGGAACTGGAACTAACATACTTGACTATGCAGGAACTGCTATTTCTGCTAGATGGTTAAATAGTAGTCCAGTCTTTGAAAGTATTTTTTCTGCAACAAGAGAAGGTGATATTAGTCTTTATCATAATGGTTCTAAAAAATTAGAAACCACTTCTACTGGTGTTGTAATTTCTGGGGTAGATGATTCTAACAATTTAATTGTTGGTAACAATAATACTAATTTTGCAGTCTATACAGATGGTACA